TGCAGGTTCTCGTAACGAATCGTGCAGTCGAGATGGCACAGACCATTTGGAACAACTATGTATTCCCATTCATGGTTCTACAATTCGGTATTACCGATTGGGAACTAAGACTACCACCTTCTGAGGAAGAGGATGAGATTGCCAAGTTGAGGAAGAGAGAGATAGAGGTGAATGTCGCGGCTGCTATCAAGAATCTTGGATTTGAGGTGGACATGGATGACGAAGGTAGATTCACCTATTACAAACCTGAACCACAAGAGATGGAAGGACAAGGCGAACAGGAAGAAGTAGAACTAGACCCATACGCTGGAACAAATATCGATGCTGGACACATGGGACAGATGATGGAAGCAGGGACAAAACCATCAATGGCAGATGCAGGTAAACCCGCAGAGGTAAAAGGAAACAGAAATAAGCCTAGTATGAGTGTCGGACCTGACAAGAGGTTCAGTGGGTTACCCAAAGAGGCAGGAAATAGAAATGTCGATAAAAGGAGCGAAAGACGAATCCCTTGACTCAACAGACTTATTGGCGAAGGAATGGAAGGAAGAAATTGACAAACTGAATGCAGAGACAGATAAAAGAATCAAGAAATATTTGGAGGAAAGTAAATGGCGGAAAAAAGCGTAAGTGACTTGGAAAAAGAATTGGCTAGGGCTAAGATAAACGAAGAAAGAGAGAGACAGAACAACATAGAGAAAAACAGAGACTTCTCAGTTGTGGGTGTTGACCCAGCAAGCACGGTAGAGAAGAAGATACCTGCTAGTAATGACATACCTGATGTTATCATTCTACCTAAGAAGTCTAAGGGTCGTTCAGAGAATATACCCTACTAGGTGGTCTAATGTCATTCATGGATATTCTCAGAAAAGAGGAAGAAGTGGATGAAGCAGCAGACCTTGCTGCTAGGTTAGGCATAGGGGAAGAAGGAGAGGTCGAGACTTCAGATGAGGTTACTGAGGCCATCGAGTATGGAATTAGGAATAACTCAGATGTAAATCCTGATTGGATTAAGTTGGCATTCTATATCACGAAGAATGCAGAAGGCGTGGATGCTTGGGTAGATGACCTATCAAGAATGGATAAGGAAGCAGAAGAATTAGTTCAATTGGATTCTAGTTTCACAAATCTGTTTAGAGACTCAAGCCCAATGGGTGAGAGAGAAAAGATGCCAAGGAAGGCAGTCATTAAGAGAATCCAAGATGACTTCAAGAGTTGGGAAGAACCTCTTCTACAAATCTTGGATGAGGATAGATTATCAAATATCAGAACTGGATATAAGAAAACAGGAAAAAGATATGGTGAAACTGGAACGAAAGTCATAACTCATCATACTACAATATACGAGATTCTGAATGCTTTCTATGGAAAGTTAGCAAGAGGAGACACATTAGAATCCATTATTGAAAAGCCTAGAAAGAAAGGTAAGGATGAACAGAAATTTTCAGATAGGAAGAAGACGACAGAAGAACTTGTCAAGAGAGTAAAAAGAATGCTCAACTATCATGCTACGGGAGTTACGGACAAAGCAGCAGACTTGCTTAGGAAGTTAGATGAAACCCTTCTCGTTAACATACAGAGACTATTCATGAACGGTAATGCTAATCTCAATAGGGGAATACGAGAGTTACTGGTAACATCTGATAGTGAGTGGGATAACCAAAGTAAGGAATGGTCGGAGTATGTTGAGTATGATGGGCAGAAGTCGGAAGACGTATTCAACAGCATGATGAGAATGAACAAGAAGAAGTTGTTGACATCTCGCAAGGGAGAACAGGAACTACTTGGTGAGTTAGAAGAATTTGAAGGAAAGGATATGGTAGAAGACCTAGAAGTTGCTATTGATAATTGGTGGGACACCTATAATGAGACAGGGGAATTACCTGATGATAGTCAAGCCAAGACCATTCGACAGTCTTTCTTTAAGTTAGTCAGCAAGATACGACTAGATGCAATGGAAGAGTCCGGCGCGTCACCTTCTGATGTAGAGAAAGCAGAGTTCCTTTACTTCCTGTTGAAGCAACTAGGAAAGGCTTCTACTATTCAGTTTGGCGTTTTCAATAAACTGAATGATTCCTTGAAAGACTCACAGTTAAGTTTTGACAAGAACAAAGAGTTTACAGTGGAAAGCCCTACCGGAGATGAGGAAGAATGAGCCGCATGCACTGGTGGGCTATCATAAAGAATGAGCAAGACATCAACGACCTTGCTGGTGAGGTGGCTGATATGTTGGAGAACAGTGAGGCTGTTGGTGGGGTAACACCTGATGGTGACTACGATGATTTACTAGATGGATATAGAGACAGTGGTGAAACATACGTCACAGATTACATTACATTGGAACCGACCATAGAAAGCGAAGAGGATGATGAGGTAACAGTAGAATTCGACTTAAATTTCTTTGACCACCAAAACGACCTACGATTGGGTTCGTATACAGGTGGAGATGGTTATTACTTCGCAATGGAAGATTGGGGTGAAGAGGATAGAGAGGCTCTTCTTGCATTGAAGGAACACTTGGAGGAAAAAGCATGAGTTGGCAAGATATAATCAAAAATGAAGAAGATGACCCCTTGGGTCTTAACGAATATTACGCTAAAGAACAGAAAAGATACGATGAAGCAAATAAATGGTTAGACCACACTATCCAGAAAGTAACTGAGATAAAAAGAATCATCAATTCTGAGGAGGGAGCAGTCGGAGATGAATATCTTAGGGAAATTGCTTCTCTTTCTATAATGGCAGAAGAGATGGTAGACAGAGCATTTGGATTCGGTGGTTATGATGATTATGATAGTGCATATGATACAACCTTCGACCAAAGGATGTATGAAATGTCTCAGGCTGATAGAACAAGGTGATTGAAATGAGTTGGCAATCTATCCTTCTAAAGTCAAACTTACTAGAGAAGGTAGAGCCTAAGCAGAAGAAGCGCATAAAGAAACTAATGCAATCTGCACAGCCAACTGAGTTCTTCGGCAAGGACATGACTCAACTTGGTGACCTGATAACAGAGATGAAGTCACTTGACATGATGAAGGCAGACAAGAATCTAAACAAGAAGATGGAAGGCTTCGATGAGAAGAACCTAGAAATAGTTGCCTCGGCTGCGGAACTTCGTAAGGACTACGAGGTTCTGTATGAACAAATTTACAGTATGGTATATCCAAAGAAGAAAGGTGACAAGAAATGAGTGAAGAATCGAATGACCAAATGCTATTGCTAATGAAAGAACTAGTTTCTAAAGTGAAGTCTCTAGAAGAGGCTGTTTACAACAAAGATAATCTACTAATGAAGAGTGGCTATGTCGTAGTTGATAGCCCAACGCCAGCAATGCAAACAACCGGAGAGATACCAACAAGTGATATGATTGCTAAGATGGATTGGGATGACATACACAATATTGTAGAAAACATGGGGTGAGAAAATACCTGAAAAAGTAGAAGCGAAAGAGATGGCAGTTTATGCCGCGATAATGAAAGCAAAAGTAGTTCTGTCAGAAGCCAAGCATCTTGGTATCTTACCGAACAAGGATGACGCAATGGGAGAAGTCGTGAAGACAAAGCGACCTAACAAGAACCCCAAGGAAGAGAAGTTGGGTAACCCAGTTGCAAAGGATGATGCTCATTCTGGATATGGGCATGTAGGCAGTAAGAACTACATTGGTAAGGCTACTCTTCTAAAGGCAGTTGATACGGTTCTCAAGGAAATGAACAGGTGGGGCGAGGAATCTAACCCCATGCTAGATGCTGAGAGAGAAGCAGATGAGAGAGGAGAAATTATGGATGCTCAGGCAGCACTAGAAGAAGCATCTGCTAGATTGGGTCAAGTCGAAGAAGGAACTTCTGAGTTTGATGCAGCAGTAGCAGATGTTAGGGCAGCATTAGACGCAGTAATGGATTCCGAGTTATCGGACATGGGTGATATGGGGCCGGGACAAGCCCCTCCCGCAGATGATGGCGGAGACACAGAGTGGAAGGCTATTCTACAAAAGGAAAAACCTGCATGGACATATCCATTTGAGCAAGACTACAGGGATTCTGTTTCCGATGAAGATGTAGGGGCGTGGAACACACACTATCGAGAACGCACAGGTATGTCGCCACTAGAAGAAGGTGAGGAAGGTTGGTCAAAAGACCAAATTATGGATTCTTCAACCGAAGGCCCAAATTTCCGAAGATGGCAAGAGGCACGGAAGTGATTCCGTGTGGTCGAGTCTGGTCTAGAGTTTGAGAAGAAGAAAGAAGACCTTACTCGCACAATCTTGGATTTTTTTGAGCAGACTCGATTTGCCTACCTCTCTGCGAGAGAGGATAAAGGAACCTATCAGAAGGAATGGGCAGAAGTCGTTGATAAGATAAGGGATGACTTTGATTCCCTGAACGCGCTGTCTTCTGAGATTAAGGATTACCTTGAGGAGAAGACTCTATTCGATAAGGATGCAAAAGACCCTGAATCGATACAAGCGAAGAGAGTCTATGAAGCCGTTAAGGATATGCGGTTCCAATCAGACAAGGTTAGCGACCCCTTCTCCAAGAAGTTCGGAGATGAGGTGATTGACGCTCTATTGGATAACCAAGGCACATTGGTTTCCTTTCTTCATTACGCACTTCGCTCACACTCTAATGCTCTACCTCGGAAGGTTTGGGCTAAAGCAGACTTGGAACCAGACGAACTCACTAATGGTGTAATGGGACTGGACTTGGCAGAATCTGACTTGGCAACATACATCATAGAGCATTATGGGGCAGAGGGCAAGGACTCTAGTAGAATGAAATCGAAGGTCAAGGGTGCAATGAAACTCTTGGATGAACTATACAACGAGACATATAGCGAGGATAAGTGGCAAGGACTTCTTGAACTAGATTTGGAGAAGGCCGAGAAGAGCGAGGAGGAGAAAGCCGAAATTGATTTCATGGTTCCTAACAAACCGATGTATAGGATTTTTGAGATTGATGACATGAAGCAGATAAAGGGCTTGTCTGGTGAGTATCTAGTTCAAGAAAAGTATGATGGTATGAGAATCCAACTTCACAAGAAGGGCGATGACATCAAGATATACTCCTACAACAAGAAGGATATCACAGACAAATGCGAGAAGCAAGTAGAGAAGTTGAAGCAGAAGCAATTCGGTGATTGTATCTTAGACGGGGAGTTGGTTCTATTCGATGGTGATGAGCCATTGCACAGAGCAGATACAATCGCTCATGTCTTCAAGAACAAGAAAGGCGGCGAGTTGAAGGCCCATGTGTTTGACATAATGCACCACGAAGGAAAGGACATACATGATGATACTTTGAGGGAGAGACACAACGTTCTCCTCTATCAGTTCAGTCAGAGTTCTTCTGAACACTTGGCATTCCCATCTAAGAAGGATACTCGCACTGCTGACTCATTGAAGGAAGTCGCAAGTTATGCGAAGGACATAATGGAACTACCAGCATCAGAAGGAGTGGTCATCAAGGACATTGAGTCTACCTATCATACTGGTAGCAAGAAGAATCCCAAGTGGATTAAGTGGAAGAAGTTCGTTGATTTGGATGTCGTTGTTCTAGAGAAGAAGAAGACAAAGAGTAATTTGTATTCATACACCATGGGTATTGGCCCTGTTAACGCTGAAACCGCTAGGACTTACAAGACAACAGAGATGGATGGTAAGGATTACCTTGCAGTTGGTAAGGCACTCAACACGAAAGAGAAGGTAGATGTTGGGGATATTGTCAGGGTGAAAGTTGATGAGGTCAAGAAGGGCAAAGATGGATTTAGCCTGTATTCTGCTAAGGTGATAGAGATACCAGAGGTTACTGAATCTGATAAGATAGATACGCTAGAGCAATTATCTACTAAGACGAAGAAATCACTAGCAACAGATTTGACAATAGGAATCAAGGAAACTCTTAGTCCATTCAATGTGATGACTGGTCTTAAGGATAAGGAACCTAAGAAAAAGAAGAATGGTAAGGATACCAAGAAGGGCTATTACATCACAGACAACATACACGGAACTGCGGAGATAATTCTCAAGACCGACTTTGATGGATTCACTATCTATGGTTTTAGCGGTGATGAGTTAATGCAAAAGAATGCACTCTACAACATAGATGTATGGAAGGGACAGTTGGAAGAACTAATCAAGACTAAGCGTTCGGAACTTAGAGTTGCGATTAGAAACGAGTTGATTGACACCTATGACAATGAACCAACAACCATGGACAAGATAATTGATTATGTAGAGAAGGAACACGCTGAGACTTATGATGAAGTATTCGGTGGTTCTTCAAACAGGCTTCTATCTTGGTTGAAAAAGCAAGAGTCCTTGAGATTTGAGCCACCTAACAAGTTTGTGGCATTGGAGGATGTTCTTGAGAAGGATGTCGAGGACATTCAAAAAAAAGCAGACACAGGAACGTTTGATATTGTTCTAAGGGAAGACGGCAATCTAGATATGATTATTGATGTTAATGATAAGAGAAACTTTTGGGAGATAAACATTGAAGATGCAGAAGACATCTACGACCTATTTGGTAAATCTAAGAAGTTCCCAGCCGTTGTTGGAAAGAACCTTGGTGAACACAAGAAAAACATAGATAGCGGTAAGTTAATTCTTGGTGTGCAGAAAGATGGCTATCACGAATACAAACTAGAAGGTGAGAAGTTCCAAACTAGATTCCACATACGAGTTGTCCCAGTAGATGAGAAGAAAACTTGGATTGTTTGGTCAGGGAAGAAGCAAGACATGTTGGACTTGAAAGATGATAATGACTTGTGGGATATTACTGAAGATAAGTATGCAGATTTGGAATTTCCAGATGAAAACACAGTGTAAGTTAAATAGTAAGAGTTTAGGCTCTTTGAGAAATGTTAGTCTCACCTAATATGTTATTGAAAGCCGATAATGACTACGAATTTACAATACTAAAATCAGATGAACTAATAATTGGAGGATACGCATCAATAGAAATCGTTGACAAGCAAAACGATTTGATTACTATAGATGCGCTTGATGATGCAGTCAAGAAATACATGGGAGAAAAGAAATACAGAAATGTAATGTCAAACCATTCAAATGTTCAGGTAGGGGAGGTAGTAGAGAAATATCGGGACAAAAACGGCACTCTCCATAAGACAGGAGTAGATGACGTTGGTTTCTATGTTGTTATCAAGATGAGAGATGACATAGAAAAGGCAAAGGAAATTAACAGAGGCATAAGGAAAGGAACACTTAGGTCATTTAGTATAGGAGGGCAAGCAATTTCTAAGAAGCAGAGAACATCTGACGACTATGGAGAGTATAACGAAATAGACAAGTTAGAACTACATGAAGTAACAATCTGTGAAAAAGGAATAAACCCGGAAGCAAAATTCGACATTTTGAAACAAGATGTTGGAGGTGAAGAAAAAATGAGTGAAAAACTGGAAAAAGCACTTGAGGAGTTGAACGACTTGATGAAGCAAGTTAACCAACTCAACAAGGAAGAAGAAGATGAGATGCTGGATGAGAAAATGGAATACAAAGGCGACTCAGAGGATGCTGACGAGGAGATGAAGGCAGACGATGAGGAGGACATGGATTCTGAGGAGAAGGCACTCGATGAGGACACCACACGAGACTATGAGGCTGGTGAGGAAGTTGTTAGCGGCGGGAAGCCAAAGGCAGCACCTGCCGCCCTCTCAGTATCCAAGGGTCTAGAATCGGGTGACTTCACCACCCTCGACCTTAGCGTAGAGAATGTGGAGAAAGCGTATGAGGCTTTCAGGGCAGAGCAGTTGGAGAGAATGGCTTACGACAACCTAAGCAAGACCTTCGGTGCAAGGTTCCAATCGGAACTATCTGTCAAGAAGTCGGCAGCAGAGAGAGCAGAGTATGATGCTCGCTCAGATGTTGCTGACCTGAAGACCGAGTTTGCTGAACTCCGCAAGTCTCTCTCTGAAAAGAACGAAAGCGAAATTCGCAAGGCTGCGGAAGTCTCCTTTGAGATGCCTGACAACTTCCCAACTTCGGTTTCCT